TTTTTAATATCAAAAGTTGGACATTTTACACATTATGCTCATTTGACTTTACACTTTGCACTTTTTGCATAGTGCTTAATGTGCCTTTAATTGCACAATTTGTAGTCATAATGTACATTAAAACGTACATTAACAGGTAAAGTGCGCCTTAATGCACATTTTAACGACCCTGTGACTTGTAGGGCTTAGAGTAGTTCTTACTCGCCTTGTTCGTGCTTGCACTCTTGGAATGCTTGCCTCGCTTCTTGCTCTTACTTATTCGTTGGCTTACCGCCTGCGTCTTCGCCATCTTTAGGGTCTTTTAGAAACATAAGTGCGAATGCACCCATCATAAACGCACTCACCTCCGTGAGCGTGGCCTTCTCGTAAAACACAAGCACAAAACAAAGGCCGATGATTATCAGCCCAAGTAGAGTAGTCTTCGGGTTACCGAAGATGCGCTCAATTAGCACCTTTGTCCTTCAGGTAATCTCTGCGCCACTTCCATAAGGTGTATCCCAATGAGGCAACAAGTACTGCAAGACCAAAGGCTTGGTGAACGTACGATACAAGCAGCCCTGTGCCTGTCAAAGACCAAGACGTTAGAACGCTATCGGCAGATTCTTTTGTCATCACTCACCAAACTCAATCGTTGGCAGTTTGTGGAGTTCCTCCAATGCCTTGACGATGTTGGTGACTTCAACCAAGTTAAAGCAGCCCTTTGCGATGGCGATGTTCAACGCTTCGGTCGTGACTTGTAGTGCTACTGAATGCTCCATTAGAAAGGCAATGGTGTGTTGACGGGTGATACGGGTGGCGTGATAAGAGAATCAATTTGCCCTTGAATGCAAGCCTCAAGATTAGCAACGCCATCAACGCCAAGTTCCTCTTGAACCCAAGCCACTACGATTTCATTCGTTAGGTCAGCGTAAGGAATGAACTCCGATACTGATTCGGTAGAGAATCGTGCGGTGTTAGATAGGCTTGCGGTGTACTCGCCATCAACGCCAACCACTTCGTAGTTTGCGATTACAACGTAGTCAGATTCCGTGCCGATTGTTTCGGTGTAAAGGGCAGTTACTGCCCAAGTGTAAGTTGTCATTATGCTAAAAGGATTTTGCGGGCTACTCCGTTAATTACTACGTTCCACACGTTTGCTGATGCGTTTACTTCAGCGGCTACGGAACCTGCGTTTATTGCGGAAGTACCAACTACAAATTGATTTGAGTCAGTTGCTGCCAAAGGTTCCGCTCCGCTACCAATACAAACATTACCTGCGCCCGTTGTGATATTGTCCCCCGCTTGGAATCCAAGAGCGGTATTATTAGAACCCGTAGATAATGTCAACGCTTGGTGGCCGAGAGCAGTAACTCCCGCTGCACTCGTGTTGGTATACGCTGCCTGATAACCTACTGCTACGTTGTTGGATGCGGTATTTTCTTGTAAAGCACCACGACCTATTGCGATATTTCCTCCTGATGTGATAGTCTTAAATAATGAAAATCCACCTATTGCTATGTTGTCAGAAGCAGAGGTGTTGGAAAACAATGATGCATATCCAACACCAACATTAGTACTTCCTGCCGTATTTACATTTAAGCTAAGGCCGCCAACGGCTACGTTTTCAGAACCTGTTGTATTTGCTTGATTGGCTTGTTTACCAATGGAGGTGTTAAATACTCCTGTGGTATTTGAAGTTAATGCTTGAAAACCTACTGCGGTGTTATCCGCTCCCGTACTCAACCGCAACGCTTGGTAGCCGATGGCGGTTATGCCCAAAGCACTCGTGTTGGCGTTCGCTGCTTCAAAGCCTACGGCAGTGTTGTTAGATGCGGTGTTGGCGGTCAATGCGGAACGCCCGATAGCGGTATTACTGCTTCCCGTACTATTGCTATTTAATGCACCCGTACCAATTCCCGTGTTTGAACTTCCCGTTGTGTTACCATTTAAAGAAGCCAATCCGACTGCGGTATTAAAATTACCCGATGAACTTAAAGTTAAACTCAAACCACCTACCGCTACGTTTTCTGTTCCCGTAGTATTTGCGGTCAATGCACCGCTACCTATTGCTACGTTGTTTGAACCTGTTGTATTTGAATCCAACGCAGTTGCCCCAAAAGCCGTGTTGCTTGTAACCGCTCCCGCACCATAGTTGGTCAAAGCGGTGCTTGATACAAGCAAAGGCAAATCGTTGCCCAAGCCATCAGACAAACGCTTGAGCGTTCCCGTGATTGGCCCGTTGTCACCTACCTTGATAAGTGAGTCGTAAGTGTCCTGTGGGGTTGTCCCCGTTAAAGTTGTTCCCATAATTAGCTATTCCAAGTTGTTGACCAAGTGTTCCAAATTTCTACTATTGACTGCCAAACCTCCTGCTCGTTAGCACCGTAAAGGTTTGTAGTCGGATGGCCATAAGACAATGGCTGAACCATACCCCAAGAGATACTATTCGTTGCAGCAGCTTGACCCCAATAGATGTCATTGTTTGCTGCTCCCTGTCCCCAATCGCCTTGTATGCCCATTGTCTAAATAACTCTTTAACTTCACGATGTTGCTACGCTTAGGCGTGTACGTCTGTTTCTTACCACTCATAACACCCAAGATGCAAAGTTCGCATCCGTATCAGGGTAAACGTCTGCATTGTTGTTTGAGTTGTATTCGGGGAATGAGGCTTGGTTGTAGCTCATATATGTGATGAACCTGTCGGTGTAGTACTGCGCCAAGTCACGAGCCTTGCCTACCAAATAGTCAACCTCAATCTTTTCTGCGGTAGTGCTATTCTCGGAGTTGTGCTTAAACACCCCTGCGTTGCCGATGGTGTATGCTGCGAAGGGGAGATATTCCACCAATGCCCATTGGATTACCATTGGTTGCAGGTAGTCTGAAACCAACGCTAAGTAAGGGTTGGCAAGAGTTCCTGCGATGATGTCGTTGCTGATTTTATCATACAACTTCGTGCCTGTGTAGTTTTGGATGTGAATCTCCTGTGCTATCTTAATGAACTGGATAAATTTGTCTGTGTCCACATTACCGCCAATCGCGGTGTTGCGAACTAAGTCCTCTCGTTTAATCCAAAGTGCCGTTGCCATTTCTTATCTGTATTTTAATGAGCCTCTTGATGATGTGTCAATGGGTCGTGTTTGAGCAGCATCCCATCCGTTAGGAACGAGCTTACTGGTTGGTACCCCTTCTTTGATTGCCTGCTCGGTGCTTACGAGCTTGTCATTGTCCAGACCTTCGTTGGGTAAGAACTTACCACCCTGCCTCTTGCGGAAGTAAACTAAACGCCTCCAAGCGTGGTGGCAGAATGCCCCACCCTTCCACTTCCAGATAGAGTACACGCTCTGACCTTGCGGGGCAAACTGACCATTCTCTCCGCTAAAGCTCATCATATCTATGTCCTCCTTGCGAAATACAGTTCCTCCGTTTGCTGCTCCTACCATCTCACGGCAGAACTCACGGGAGTTGCTGCTGATGTTACGGGTGTACGCATAGCGTATCTTGTAAAGTCCGCTATCAAAGCTGCTCTTGGATTCCGAGTTACTGAAGTCCTCTACGGCAAAGTTGTACTGGGTAGCGAGGTGGGTATCCTCGTTATCTGGGTCGTTGACTACCTCATCGCTGATGAGTTCCCATTCTTCTAAATCAACGACCTCACCCTTTCCCCGCAGAGCATCTATCCACTTATGCTCATCATCTTTGGAGAATTCGGGTACCTCGCTTTTGAACTTGTGTGACTTCATCTGTGAGATGATAGTAGAGGAGTTGCCCTTAAAGAGAGCGTTTGCAACCTGTGGGTCAAACTGAAGCATCTGTACCAAGAACGTGATGGCTTGGTCTACCGTTAGAATGCCATCTTTTACGCTCTGCATAATCTGCAAAGAGCTTGCAATCTGCGCTCCGTTGTATGATGCCTCTTTTTGGATTAGCTCCTCGTTGGCTTCACTTACCTGCATTGGCTCAATAGAATCTGTTTTAACGCCTGTTGCTTCTTCTACAACCTCTGCATCTTGTACCTCCGTTTCGGTGAACTCTAAAGGCTGAAGCGTCTTAAAGTACAAGTTTAGGCTGATGTCGTTGTAGGCCAAGATTTGGTCTATGCCGTCAAGGATAATCTCCTGCTTGGGTCGGATGACAAGGTTATCCAAAAGCATAGAGGCGGTCTTCAATTCATCGGCATTGTTGCCAAGTCCTGAATTGTCCTTGATGCCCAATAGCATAGGGCTTACAATGCGGTGAGAAACCATTATCTTCTGTGCGGCCTCATCAGATAAGAACTGATATTGAGCAGCAGCA